ATACCACACATCGTGAAAAAGGTAGACACGAAAGTAGACACGGAGATTAAAAAAGCCCTCAACCATGCGGGTTAAGGGCACAGGGGAAGAGGGATTCGAACCCCCATGATTTTATACGTAAAACCGCGCGGTTATGCGGTTCTTTGGCTTTTTCACAGTTTTTATAACGTGCGTAATTTATAGCGTAATATCGGGATTTTATATTCTAATATTACAAAAGGTAGACACGAAGGTAGACACGAAATCAAAATTTTACCTTCTTATTATATGCAAAGCGGAGGCGATAACTGACAGGGGAAGGAGAAGATGATCACCCCCGCCCCACATCAGTTTTTCAGTGCGGCACGGGTTAATGTGCCGCAGATTCCGTCTACGACAAGAGGCGGGTGCTTTTTCTGGAAGTCCAAGATGGCTCCAATAGTTAGATTTTTGGCTATTCCGTCAACTATTAGCTTATAGCCGTGCCGATTTAATTCATATTGAACCCAACGGACATCATTGCCCTTGCTGTTCATTTTGACCGCTTTTGTCGGTTCCGGGTACGGGTTCCCTGTCTTCGGAATCTCATATGCTTCACCTAAAGCTTCCTTATCCCACGTCCACAATCTGTAGGTCTCAATGGTCTTTATAAGTGTCTGCGAGTATACAGGACTCGTTGCATAGCCATCGTGTTGAACGTTAATGCAGGCCGTTCTGTAATCAGTGCATCCTCTCAGGTTGGCATACCTGGTCGATCTCCAGAATAATCCACTATGATCATCTATGCTGTCCTTCCACGATGGATATTTGCGGAATTGCGCGTTGATCGTGGTCTTGATTCCGTTATAGTATTCGGCGGTTGGCATGGTCACGCATTGACCGTTATACAGTCCTTTCATGCCGAAAAGATTATTTGCTTTCTGCGTAAGTCCGGAATTGCCCTTATTGGACTCAATCAAAGCCTGTGCCGCAGTTAAGGATGCTAAAATTTTATTCTTCTGCATATCCTTAATCACCATAGGTTTGATAATCGTTAAAAATTCTTCTGCTGAATATCCCATAAATCCCCCTCAATCATCATCATGATCTTGAAATATGCATATCACTATGCAGGTCATGCATAATCCTACTATTACCGCCCCAAATAATATCTCCATATCACTGCTCCTGTTTCAGTTGATACACAGCGCACTCAATTAACTGGTTGATCTGTTCCGGTGTAATTTCAATGCCTTTTTCCATCAGCCATGCGTAGATTATATTCTCAACTTCTTTTTTCTTCTCCATGCCTTTGCCAGAACCCTTGATAGTCTGTTCTGCGGCTCTTACCGCCACATCAATCATATCAAGTATCTGCGCGTATCGCCTGTCCTCTTTCAGCGTCTTAAGATATGGCACGGCATACACCGTGATTATCGCCGCACATACAGATATTACGATTTTCAGTAAGTCAAAAGTCAGTTCATTCATTATTGTTCTCTCCTTTAATTTTCGCGATCTTAAGGACCCCCGTAATGACCAGCTCCCCGCAAAAGAAACCGTACACACAGCCACTCAAAACATCATGCGAAACCCCTGTTATGATGGAGAAAATAAACTCCATCACCGTGTACAGAATAGTAAAAGATATCGAAAAGACCACATACTTTGTCAGACCGTCTATCTTCCGGCGTTTGTGCCGTCCGATAAACCACCCCCACACGCCGACCATGATGATTATCCCGGCACCAAGTCCACCTAAAAAATAAGCCATCACTATCTCTCCAATAGATATTTATCGAGTTTATGCTTTTGTTCCTTCATTGCGTCGATATTATTCCCGTCAATACTGTGTGCGATCAAGGCCTGAAGGCTCTCAATCATAACCATGTCGCGCTTTTTCAAGGACAATTCAAAATCCTTAAAGCGTTCATCATGCTCAGAAAAATGTTTATCCCCTTCCGCGAGGCGTTCCTTGATATCGCTCACTTCGTTTTCAAGCCCCTCTATTCTCTGATCCTGTTTTTTGTTCGGTTCCCTGAAATGCTCGACCACCTTAATTATCACTGTCACAGCAGCCGCCACCGCAACTATTGCACCGCACGCCGCTAAAAACAAATTAAATAGGTCGTGCGGACTTAACATTATTGGATTATCCATCTGACAAACCTCCTTTCCTATCAAGGCTTTCCAGACGGATCTCTTCGGCCTCGACGTTTCTGTGTTGTGCAAGCTCTTCCAAAACGGAATGTAACATTTTAGAATATGACTCAATAATCTTTTCCTGTTCTAATATGACGGTGCGGGAAGCCATTTCCCGACAATCTCTCTTTGCCATTTCCTCACAATATCCTTCAGGTGCTTTTGTGTCTTTGGTCGAACAAATCTTTCATACAAGGCCACGCTGTTACAATGCCGGAGCATTCCGAGCCGTGATAATAGTCCTTGTGCGAATTTTACGGGAATAAACTTTCCCGACGACCACAAATAATAAAACCTCTTGAGAAACCGCTTCAGCCTCAAAAGGTTTTTCTTCCTTAATAAAGTAAACCCTTCGCCGAATCTATAACCTAATGCGTTTGGATATCTGTTTTTCCTGTTGAACTTTTGCCAGTTCCCTTTTATTTCTAATCCAATCTCACCCAACCATGAGCGGATAGCCTTTATTATTTTATTCGCCGCCCTTTTCCTGTTGGTGAGAATAGTGAAATTATCCATATATCTTAGATATCTCGTCGCGCCTGTTTTCCTTATCAGCTCATCCAGAGGTTGAAGCAGTGTATTCGCGAACCATTGCGAACAATATGCGCCTATTGACACCCCATCTTTCACAATCCGCCAGATCAGGTCTAAAACTTTATGATCCTTAATCAGTCGTTTCATTCTGTTCATGACGTGCTCCGGCTTTATAGAATCATAAAAATGGTAAATATCCAGCTCAATACAATATGATGTTCTTTTAGCAGACATCCACTTTTTCAACCCCGTGGCGCCGAAATGTGCGCCGCGGTTCTTTATGGATCCACAACACCAATAATCCATACCCCGCATCATGACCTTTTCCGTCACCTGTACGAGAGCGTGATGTATACATTGATCCGGAAATAATGGCGGCTCAACTATATCGCGCCATTTTCCAGCATTTACATCGTATCGTCTTTTATTCTTGTTTTCGCCGGGAATAAAACCATTTACGAGGATGGCGCGCAGCTCTTTAACTCTTGCACTTATATCGCTTTCCATCCATGTCGTGATCTTATTCCTTGCGTTCGGGTAGTGTACCCATTTATGAGATTTGCACACTGTCGTGATAGCTTTTCGCAAGTTATCATCAGAGATCAAACTATTCCAGAGATTTCCCTCTCTTTTCATAAATGTCTCCTTGTTACCTATGGCGCCTTTCCTGCGCTCTTTCGAGAGTACTAAGCCCATCCCTATCGGTACAATTTTCACCAAGAGGTGCGCGGAACCTATACCTATGCTAAACCGCTTCAGACGTAAGCAGGATTAACCAAATTGATGTACGATCATATCAAGGATTCGGGAGCCACGGCCCGCGCCCTTGCTCGCAGCTGTGCCCGAGTCCCGGCAGAACAAGCCGTTGCTCGCGCCCTGGTTATAGCTGCCGCCGACATTGACGACCACGTTCGAAGCGCCAACGCTGCCGTAGTCGCCAAGGAGCAAACCGTCGACCCGCTGGTATAGGAACCCCGATGTATTTATAGGCTATCTTCGTATTGTATTTGACTCTCGCATGGAACGTGTACCGGATAATCTTCGATTTTGCCTTTATGAATAACCCAGTCCACTATATCGAGAGGCATACCGCAATACTGACATTCGCCTTTGTATTGTTTATAAAGTTCGTCCGGACTTCTTGCTTTTTCCATTGGTATCTATTTCAGAGGGGGACGCGTCCCCCTCTTGCTTCGCAATTCACCCCCGTCAGGGTAATTTTTGGAGACGGGAGCCACGGTTCGCGCTCTTGTTCGTAGCTGTGCTCGAGTCCTGGCAGAACAAGCCGTTGTACGCGCTCTGGCTATAGCCACCGCCGACAACGACGACCACGTTCGAAGCGCCAACGACGCCGTAGTCGCACACATACGTCTCATATGTGGAGTCGTTTACCGTCTCTGTAGGCCAATAGAACCAATCCAATCCGCTCACCGCGGACTGTTCGTATTTCTTTATGTCGCCACTGCTTACCGCCTGAGTGAACCCTGTAGCTACTCCACCGGATGTATCCGAGAAATTCGCGGGGTTCATAATCACATAAGCCGCGCCGCTGGATAAATATATTCCGTCGAGCCAATCATAGACATTACCCCACAAATCTTCTATATATCTATAGCGAGTATGTCCGTATGTCGTCCGACTCGCCGCGTTCGTCCCTGTGTGGTACGTCATCGAGTCACACAATCCGGAATTTTGAACGCTTCCACTATCCGAACATCCATAGCCGATTTTTGCTTGAGAGTTCCAATTTGCATACTCTACAAGATAGAGCATTTGTATCGTCGTGAGCATGGCCTTGTCCCATTGCCAGATATCCGAACCGAGCGAGGAAATATTCGTTCTAAACTGCGCTCTGGCGAGATTGTTCGCCGGGGTCACACCTGTGGAAGATTTATATGTCGATGTAGCGCAATGATAAGCGCCAACATATACATAATCTCTTTCGCCTTTGCCGTCTCCCCTGTTTTGATGCGCTGGCGATACACTGAAACCATCCTCTGCACTGTTAGCAATCTGGAGCTTGAAGGCTCCGGTGCTGCTGTTAATCGACAGCTTATACCAGAATTTCGGAATTTTAACGAGTTCGCCGCCGTTCGTGTCGGTAACACGCTCCATGCCAGACCACGGCATGATATCATCAAACGGACTCGACCCGCTTCCATTATTGACCGCTGGCAAAGGATCAGAGAATGACGCCGCGTCATCTGTTCGAGTCATGGCGGGACTTGACCCGCCATCCCACTCGACTCCATAAATGCCGCCACCGCCTCCGCCGCCTGCGACCTTTTCAAGCATTTCAATAAAAGCCATTTATATTATTCCTCCGTATTCTCTTCAGGATCCGGATCGACAGGCCTCTCCCAGAAATCCTTGATCTCCGTGCCACCGTGTCCGTTAAGAACTACGCACATGGAACCCGCGAGCGTATCGTCGGCCATATCTGTCCCGAGATTGCTGTGGAATTTTGCCACCGCTTCCTGTCTGGTGTCGTACTCCATGAGTTCGCTCTTCTTAGTTGTACCGTCAAGCAATACCTTCACTCTGACCACATAATACTTCATTGTTTTCATTCCTCCTTTTGGTTAATTGAATATTTGCAATTTAATACTTGCCGCTTCCTCTAATGCCGCCGCGAATGTGACTACGGCCTGACCCTCTGTGACCGCAATAGATGTATATCCGACCACTGCACCGCTCGACGTCTGAGCGTAAAGCCTGATAGACGATGTGGTATGTATGCTCGCGTTGCTGATCGTCGCCGTCGTGTCACCCACGGCGCAAGATACCGCGCTTGTCCATACACCCACAGCGGTATATACTCCGCCAGACTTCACGGGGTTGTTACTGTTCGCTGTTGGTGCATTGTCAAACGTGAGCATGTCCTGTTTGCCCGCAAGTGCGGTATATACACCGCCACTTTTTACGGGATTTGTGCTGTTTTCCGTCGGGGAATTATCGAATGTGAGAGTGTCCTGTTTTCCCGCCAGCGCACTCTCTACGGTTGTGAGTCTGCTTCGTGCTTCAGTATCCTCAAAAGGATATCTTGTCGTTCCTCCATCAGGAGAGAAAAAGGTAACATTTGCCATTGTTTATTTCCTCCTTATGATACCGTTACCGCTTTAGCGGTTCCGCTGAAAGTAGCTGATACTGTACCGATATCAGATACCACTGTCTG